CTGGATTTAATTTAGAAGAGCAAATGCGAACTGGACAACCTCCAGCTAATTCAGAAGTGTTGCCTACGGGTGAAACAACGGATACTACTCAAACTACAGATACTCCATCCACGGGTGCAGTTGAACAAAAAGTAGAACAACAAACAGATAAACCTACACTATTTGGTGAGAAGTTTGAAAATTCTTGGCAAGAAACTAATAAGTTTGATGCTAAGAACCCATTAACTTGGAGTCAAATACCAGCCGCAGCAGGAGCTGGAGTAACTGATTTTGGAATTGATTTAGCAAATAAAATCCCAAATGTAGCTATACCTAAGCTTCCAAGATATGAAGACGAGACACTTAACTTTGTAAGAGATCTTTCAGGATTTATTATTCCTCAGTTATATCTATCTAAGTATTTTAAAGGAAAAGCAAACACCGCTAATGCCAAGCTTCAATGGAAACTTGGTAAAGGTACCTTTGCTAGATTCTTTGGTAATGCTGGTATAGAAGCTGGTACAAGTGTTTTGGTTGATGCAGTTAACGAGAGAAACGAAACAGATGATAACTTAGCTGGAACTTTGAAGAAGAGCTGGCCGAAAACATATGGTTGGATTCCAGATAACGTTGCAACATTAGATGAAGATAGTCCAGATCAAAAACGAATTAAGAATATTAATGAAGGTATTGGTCTTGGATTTACAAGTGACTTTTTATTAGGAGCCAATAGATTAATCAAAGCTCTTAGAGGAGTTGATGAAGCAACTGGATGGATACCAAAAAGTGAAGAAGCTAGAAACTTTTTAAAAAATAAAAACAAGAAATTTGGAAAAGCTTCTGCTGATATAGGTGAAGATGCGATGATCGTTAATGACGCTCAACGTGTCAGAGAACTAGATGATATTGGTAGATACAATTTAGCTTCATATGAGAGAGGTAAAGAATTAGCCGGTGATGTCGGACCTGTTAATCAACCAATAAAAGGAGTACATGATATCTATGATGACTACGAAATTGGTTATAGATCAGCAGATGACAAAGGTTTACTTGGAGCTGAGTTTGACTCATATCGTATAGCAAATAATATTGATACTGTTCATGGAAGAGTAGGAAGTGTCTTCACTCCCGGGGCAATGAAAAACTCCTTAGATCTAGATGATCTTGGAGCTAAGAAATTAAGTGCTATTAGTAAAAGAATTAAGCAAGTAGATATAGATTTTAAAGGAACTAAAGGTCAATACATTAAGAAAGCTGACGTTGTAAGACATGGTGAAGATTTAGCAGCAGCTCTGTATGATTTTGATAGTGTTGATGAGATGAAGCGAGTATTAAATGCAGAATACTTTAAAGGTATTGATGCTGATACTGGTATTAGAACTTTAAGTTCAGAAGGTGTTGTAGGTGTAGTTAAATCTATTAGTAAATATTTTGATGATTACCTAAATATGGACATGGCTAAAGCTCAAGCTTTTGTCCGTGAGTCATTATCAGGTCAAGTATCAGATATAGCTGAAGGTGCAAGATACATGAAAGGGACTGCGGCGGTTAAACACGCTAAAGAACAAATCCTTGACAGACTTGAATACCTAATGCGTCAACAAGCTATGACTAAATATGTGAGGGGTAGAGCTTTATCTATGCTGAACTGGAAGCAAAAGCTTGGATTATTTTTTACTAAATCAGATAAAAAGAATAAATTATTTGATGAAGCAATTGAACTTATTAATAGAGAAAAAGACCTTACAAGAGATCAACTTAAGTTAATTAAAGAAGATACTCGTAGAACTATAAATCTTATACAAGAGTTAGACCACACTAAACCACATATGCTTGAGCCATTAATGATGGCTTATGAAGTAACAGATGGAAATGTTAAAACTATTTCTCAGCTTAATAACTGGGTTAAAGGGTCAACATCAGACTGGACAAGACTTATCTACGATAAGAGTCCTGATATGCCCTCTGTTTTAACTCAAGCTATTTGGGGAAATATATATAACTCTGTTCTTTCAGCTTTTGGTACACCAATCAAAGCTGGTTTTTCAAACATGGTTCTTATGATCGAAAGACCTTTGGCAACTTTTGCCGGGGCTATGAAGAATCCTGAAATAATGAGACGTGCTCAATATATGTACACAGTAGGAATGGTGGATACTCTCCAGCAAGCTACAAAACATATGGGAGTTGTATTTAGACAGGCATGGAAAGATCCTAGTTCTGTTAACTACATCATGCGTTCTGACATTGCAGTTAAGAATGATAGAACTATGCAAGCTCTTCGTAAGTTTGCTGATGCCAAGATGATGGAAGGATATGAAGGTCCATCTGCAATGCTTCATAGAATAGAAGCTTTAAATAATTTAGCTGAACATCCAGTACTAAGATTTAGTGCTAATGCTATGACAGCATTTGATGGATTTACTAGATCATTTATTGGAAGTGTTGAAGCTAGAGGTCAGGCATTTGACATGCTGAAGAAAGGTAAAGGTCCAATAAGTGAAAGACAATTAAAGTCTATTAGCAAAGGTATCTATGACGAAATGTTTGATGATACTGGGATGATTACTGATAAAGCAGTTCAAAGTGCAAGTAAAGAAATTGCGATGAACATGGATATGCCTGTAGTTGATGGAATGAATGAATTACTAAGACATGTCCCAGCTCTTAAACCTTTTATGATGTTCCCTCGTACAGCCGTTAACATGCTGGCATTTACAGGAAGCCATAACCCAATTGGTTTATTTGCTCAAAGTTTAAATGATTTCAAACATGCTTTTGATGATCCAAGAACAAGTGAATCCGCAGTAAGAGATTTGCTCTCAGCTAAAGGTGTAGATGTAAGTAAAGTAGATATACGAGCTGCATACGACACAATAAGAGCCGAACATCTTGGTAGAAAAGCAATAGGAACTCTTAGTGTTTTTAGTGCTATTGGTCTAATGACTACAGATCGTCTTCATGGCAATGGTCATTATGACAAAACAACTCAAAGAACAAGAAGAGAACTTGGTTGGACACCTAGAAGTTATCAAGGTTGGGATGGTAATTGGTACAGCTACGAAGGTCTAGGAGCTATTAGTGACTGGATTGCTTTTACTGCTGACGTTATGGATAACTTTGACACTCTTGAAAATAATAAAGATT